ATTGAAAATATAAAATAGGCATTAGATCTACCTATGTAATTAATTCAATGAGTAAATGTTTACTATTATCTAAACTTTTCCATTTTTCTATAATTTCTTGTTTTAGTTTATCTTTTTCATGTAAAATATGAATACATTTATGGTGTTCTTTATTCAAAGATATTTTTATCATTTTCATCATTTGTTCAACAAATACATTTGTATTAATAATCAATAAATATTGTAATTTTCCAAATGTATTAATTAATTTAGAAAGTTGTATGCCAGTATTTATTCCTAAGGTATGTTTAATACCGAAATCTTCAAAATCAATTATCCAAGACCATTTTTTAGGATTAATATAGTTTAAATAATTAGTGCAATGGGATACAATACCATTAGTATCATTGTATTTACTTGCATTAGAAATTTTTGTATAAAAAATATGACCTCCTTCTAAAGTATTACATACTAAATTAAAAGAATGTGATGTAAAATCTTGGCTACATATTTTACATATTTCAGACATTACTAATATATCTTTAAATTGTAAGTTTTGTCCTTTAATCATGATACTATTATTAATTAAAATTTTATATATTAATTAACGTAAAAAAATAGATTACATAAATTGTAATGTATTTTACAAGTTTTTAATTTTACAAGTTTTTAATTTTACAAGTTTTTAATTTTACAAGTTTTTAATTTTACAAGTTTATAAGTGTTTAATCGGTATTTTTCTTTCGCACAATCTTCTTTTTTATTTGAGCGCTAGGTGATTCATTCGTGGTAACAGCTGGATGAATTACTTCTTCGCTAATAACTTCTTGACGACTAACTTCTTCGCCTTCACTTTCGCTGTCATCTTCTACAATAACACCAACTTCACGTGTTGTAGTGGCATTTGACAATGCGGTTTTAACGGATGAAGACAATGAAATCAAACACTTTCCTTTCATTGAAGGTTTAGGTTGAACTACCGCTTGAAACAATCGCCAAGTGCAGCCGAACTTACCATTGGCAAACCAAAGACCACCGCATTGAATAATCGCAACAATATTGACACCCTTAGGGATAAGATCCATTGGAGTAACCGATGAATCGGCCAACGGATACATCATATTACCCGCGGGGTCATAAATTTCGCAATTAAACTTGCCTTCCCAGCAAGGCATCTTCACTTTTAATGTCGGCGCCTTCGTCATATCTGGTTCGCCAGATGCATCTTTTGAATACTTCAACATTGGCGTCCAAAGCGCTTCAATGACTTCAGGTGTCATTGTTTTCTTATTGAACCAAGTCATTGAATTTCGCACTGCTTCATTCTTAATATGTTGTTCTAGCGATTGAAAATTGGCAAGCAAAATATCTGTTTCCGGCGTGCTATAATCTTGTCGCGGAAATTGAATAGACATATCAAAGGTTTCTTTGCCGCTTGCTTGGTCTTTAAACGCAGATGCACCCCATGTAAGCATAGGGACTTCCAGATTGAGATACAATCCCTTCTTTGTTGGTTTATACAAAATATTGGAACTCTTTCCGCCTGACTTATTAACTTTAGGTGCCGCAATATCAATATCGGCAATATTAAAAGTCATGCCAGAGGCGACGTTAGTTTCAGCTGATTGGTTGTTGGTCGTTGATGAACTCATCTTATTGTTTATGTTATGTTACTATATTACCAATGGAAATGTTTAAATCAATTTTTTGCATAATTCAATAAAAAAATCAGCATTTATTAAAATTAAAATACTTTTAAATATATAATGGGTAATTCATCAATAAAATCACATAAGCATTATGATACACCACATAAGCATTATGATAAATCACATAAGCATTATGATAAATCACAGAAGCATTATGATAGACCACGTAGGCGTTCAAAATACGCAACGCGCAAATATAACCCTAGATATCGCAGAGGGTCTCACAAAAGAAGGAGAATTTTTAAGCAAAAAACGCGAACGACGTAAAAGTTTTTGAATATAATTATTATAAAATAAATAATTATATTGAATACAGAAGCCCTACGTGGGGCTTGAACCCACGACCCTCAGATTAAAAGTCTGATGCTCTACCGGCTGAGCTAGTAAGGCGAATGAGTAATTTTATTTTTAATATTTTTATTTTTTAAAAAATGATTAAGCAGAGACACTGGCAGAAACTGCAGCGGCATTAGCGGTGGCAGCAGCACTCTTGGCAAAGTGTGGGCTCATGTATCGCTGAAGGTTGAAGTAAGTGAGTTCTTCGCCAGTTGTAAGCTTGAGAAGAGAAGACAGCTTGGTGTCGGCGTTAATGCGACGCCCATTAGTCTTATCTTGAAGCTGATTTGCGCGGATGTAAGAATTGATTTCCCGAGTTACCTCAGTGCGCGCCATCTCAGTTCCCTTGGACTTTCCTAAAAAAGAAGCAAGCTCATCAGAGATAAGGGTCGGCTTAACAAAACCGCTTGGCGAACGATTTCCAGTCTTGCGCTTACGCTTGCTGCTAGCCTTTGCGGCACTCTTCAACTCGCGAGAAGCCTTCTTTTCAAGAATACGGAACTCAGACTTCAATGAAGAAATGAGAGCGCTCAGACTTTGAAGCTTAGTCATAAATCCAGTAAATTCAGCAGCGACATGGGCAACATCTTCTACAATAACTGGCGCGGCAGTAGAGGCAACAACTGGCACAATTTCAACAACAACCTCCTTCTTCTTGGAAGAAGGCTTTTCTGCCTTTTCTGCCTTGGGCTTAGTCGGAGATTGAGTAGGTTCGGACTTGGGCATCTTAGGTGTCTTAGGCGTCTTAGGCGTCTTGGGCTGGGCGGGAGTAGTTTCAGTCTTGGGCTGGGCGGGAGTAGTTTCAGTCTTGGAGGTCTTTCCAGTCATTTTCTTATACTCTACTATAATAAGTTTTATTTAAGTTATTTAACGCATTATATTATATAATTTAATTGTGATGGTAATACAGATATAAATATCTTCAAGATTACTAATGAAAATTCCTAAATAGAACGAATATCACATAACTAATACACTATTTCCGTTATACGTGAAACTCTATATCATTTCCATCCCCTTTTTATTTTTCATGCCTTCAATATTTCCCTGTATAGACAAATAACCCAGTGATATAAGTAAAACTGATAATAAAGCAAAAACCGCATACTTATTTGTGCCTTTATTATAATTTTTTTTCATTATTATATATTAATTACATATAATAATTTATAGTATCATATACTATTTTATAGTGTCATAAAGTAAAACCATTCCACGTGCCCTATGATGAATTATGCCTAGTGTCATTAAATAATGCATATTCGGATTTTTTTTTGGCATTCTTCACTTCTTCTATATGACCATTAATTACTTTAAAATCATTAATAAATTTATTCATTGAGTATAATCCTTCTTTTTGTAAATTTCTTTTACGTTTTTTTGACAAGTAGTATAAAGATAATACTAATGTAAGAATTAATATTATAAGTAAATATTTTTTTATAGTAGACCTCATGCTGATAGTTTTCATAATTATATATACTATAATACATTAAAATACAGATTGAAATAGCCAAGGTATAGCTATGGCTGCTTCTGTATTGACTAAAGTTAATGCAGACAAAACAAAATTGGCACCTAAACATTTACTATCGTGATTAATTCCAGTTCTCACTAACCTTTCAACTATAGTTATTGCAATATCTTGCAAAATAGGAACCAACGATGTATGTAAATCATTCATATATATCATCCTAAATAAATCATGATAATTAGGACAAATCTCGTTCTTGACTCTTGACGATAAATTTGCGCGATAATCCCAAATATCGTGTAATTCATAAATAAAACGCGTTAATTTTTCTCTGGATAAATCGGTAAACCAATGCTGATGTGTGTAATTTCCTAAAATATCAATATCATGAAATGCTGAAAAAATTCTGTTATTTATATTTTCATTCACTATTGTATTGGTATTATTCATAATCAATTCTATATTGTCATTAAACAATTTACTTAATTTTATTAATTTCATCATATTTTTTTTAACCGATTTTAAAAAAATATTGCGGTTATATGGATTTGTAACTTTATCGGATCCATAATTAAATAAATTATAAATAGACATTATATCAAATCCGTAAATGGTATTGTCAGAATCTTTAAAACTATAAAATTGCGAATAAGGAATATCTATGATATTATCCATTGTAAAAAAATCGGTATCATTTACACATAACCGGCGGTTGAATCTTGCGGGACCACGTAAATTATTGTATTTTTTGAATAAATATCTACGCCAAGATTTTTGAATAATAACAGCGTTATCATATAATTTAAAATAATTATAGATTTTTTCAGTAATATCTGATTTGTTAGCATTTCCTAATTTAATTTTGTAATGGAGTGAGATTTCTTTCAATTGTTTGATAGTATAATTAACATTCAATAAAATACTATAATTCTCTCTTGTGGGCATAATATATTCGGTTTTTTTCTTCTCTTTTTTAGTGACAACAATGACACTTGAGCCGTGTTCCTTATTTATCTTACAATTATCATTAGAAATAACAACATTATATTTTTCCATTTTTCTTATATTTATATGATATTAATAAAATGTTTTAATATCATTTTATTAAATTGTATGTATTATAGACATACGTGTTGTATCAAATAATTCCTTATTATTTTTATTTCTAATTTGAATAGTTTTCATATGGTCAATATTATTTAAGAGAGATACACAATCGTGATTACTCTCAATATACTGAGAGAATGCTTTAAAATTATCAGGAGATGAATTAAATTGTAGTAAAGAATTATTATGATTTTTGCACCATAATATAAACCCTTTATAATCATTCAAGAAAATAGATGTCATAATGTAATAGGCAAATACGTGTGTATTTTCTTTATATAATTTATTTCTAATATAAGCAGTTTGAGGTTTTTTTTCATATAAATCTTTATAATTCAACCCCATAAAGTCTAATATTTTCGTACATTGATAAATCGAAAACATCCTTTCCATTTCTAAACAAAATTTTAAATTTGATAAAAATATGCGTTTATCCTTTTTATTATTGAGAGAATTAAAACTACAAAAAACACTATTAATTATTCTCCCCCAAGTTTCTGTATAAGCCTCATATATGTCAAAATCACTATTTATTGGGAAAATAGTATATAATGTATCATTGAGTGAAGTTATGTCACTAGTAGAAAAATCTAACCCATATGCGTGGAATGTTTCATGTATAAAAACCTTGAACCATTCTTCCTCTCGATAAATAATCATTTGACCCTTTACCGCGCATGCATAGGTGAAAGCTGTATTTACATTGTCCGGACCAAGAACACCCGAAGGCGTAGCGGGTAATACCTTCTTAAATGGCGTGGGATATAGATATATATCCAATGAAGTTGCGCAGTGTTTACTAGAATATTTTGCGCATATACTTAACCATATATACATCATCCTAACATCATTCACGCATGATTCAGTATTAATCAAATCTTTTTTGGAAAAGAGATTATAATGTATATTAATCTCTCTACTCCCTACACTTTTACATGAGAAGGTAAGTTGTTCTTGTATATTGTCTTTTATATATGTTTGTATAT